GGAGTACGTGAACCTGCTCCAGACGGTGGATCATCTGGCCGCCCGCAAGGACCAGCGCCGCGAGCCGGTCGAGGGCAACGAGATCATGTCGGTCATTCAGCGGCGGCTGTTGGCAAAGATGCCCACCGCCGAGGAGGCATCGCCGGCTGCGACGGCTTACCAAGAGGTCTTCACACAGATGCGGCGGGCATACGCCCAGAGCACGGCCGAGGCGAAGCAGGCCGAGGAGGAAGGACTGGCGCTGCGCGACCGCGTGCGGTCGGCATATCCGTTTCACCCGGCGCTCATAGACCTCATGCGCGAGCGTTGGGCCGCGATCCCCGACTTCCAGCGCACGCGCGGGGCATTGCGCTTCCTGGCCGCGTGCCTGCGGGCTACGCACCGTGAAGGCAAGAGCCGAACCGTGCTCGGACCGGGTGACGTGCCGTTGCATGACGCGGAGGTGCGCCTCGCGTTTTTCAAGGAAGTCGGCCAGCAAGCGGACTTCCAGGCGGTGCTGGAGCACGACCTCGTGGGGGCCAACGCTCGGGCCCGACGGATCGACGAACGGCGTGCCAAGGAAGTCCCGGCCGAAGCGGGAAAACGCCCCGCCACGCGGTTGGCCACAGCCATTCTGATGTATTCCTTCGGCGGCCTTCGGCGCGAGGGCGCGAAGCAAATGCTACCGCCAGGTATCAGTGAGGCAGAACTGCTTTCGGTTTGCGTGGGCCCTGATCTCGACAGCACGACGGCACTGGCGTGTCTCAAGGAACTCAAGGAGCAGTGCCTCTATCTGCACTTCGACGGCGTGCGGTATTGCTTCAAGAAGGACCCAAACGTCACGCTGCTCGTCGAGCAGGAGGCGGATTCGGTCGCGCGGAACGAAGGACACGTCCGGCGGAAGATCAAGGAGATGCTGGAAGAACGGCTCGCGGGGTACCACGAGGCCATCGTGTGGCCGGAGAGGACGGCAGACATCCCCAACGAGGATGCGCGGTTTCTGATCGCATACATGCCGCTGGAGTTCGGCGGACTGCCAAAGGCATCGCGGGAGGAAAAGGCCAGGGAGTTCTTCGAGAAGTACGGCGACAAGCCACGCAAGTATCGCAACGGACTGGGGCTCGCGGTACCTGCCGAGGATCAGATTGAAATCCTGAGGCGATCCGTTCGGTATCTCTTGGCCGTCGAGCAAGTCAAAGCGAAGGCAAAACAGCTTAACCTTACCGATGAGCAGAAGAGTCAGCTCCGTGAGCGGGAGTCTACGGAAAAAGCGGCCGCCGAATCGGCCTTCCTCAAGCTGTACACGGAGGTGTGGCTGCCGCGTGCGGAGGCCGGGGGTATTGCGATTGATGCCGTATCCGTGGGCGGGCGGCCCCTCCAGACCACGCTGAACGACAAAAAGCAGGCGGCAATTCACGAGCGTGTGATGGAACTGATCACCGTTGTGCAGAAACGTGTCTTCGGCAGCGTGGCTCCCACGAAGATCATTGAATTGTTCAAATTGGGCGAAGGAGAGCCGCCGCGCCTCGGCATCCGCTTGGCTGAGGTAGTCGAGGGCTTCTACTCGTTCCTGGGTTTCACGCGGCTTACGTCCCAGGACGTCGTGCGCAAGTCCGTGGCCAGGGGCGTGAAGGAAGGCATCATCGGGTACTGCTCGGGGGCGGCTCCAGAACTTGGTGAGGACGGCAGATTCAAGGTGGCGCTGGAGCGGGTTCGGCTCAACGTGGATGTGGCGGAGGACGAGATTGACCTGGACACTGGCTTCATCATGCTGCCGCAGGCCGTACCGCAACCAGCATCCGTTACAACACCAGGAGGTCCGACAGAAAGCGAGAGACCGGGCGGTGTCGGCCAGCCGCCGACCAAGCCCCCAGGAGTTACGCCAGAGATCGGAGGTGGAGAACAGCCCGTGACGCCTCCGCCCGTGGAAACGGAAAAGACCGTGGAGATTTTCTTCTCCGCCGACCGCGACGCGCTCTACACGGCCTGGAATGCTGCTGCGAACCTGGCAGACATGGCCGGCAAAGTCAACGTGACGCTCCACGCCGAGTCTGAGTCAGGCTTCGACAAGAGCAAGCTGCAGAATGGCGTCATGGAGCCGCTACGTGAAGCGGACTTGATTGAGTAGGCAACGCTCGACGTGGATGTTGCTCGGGGAGTATACGAGATGAACGTTTTCAGTATCGATCCCTTGGAACCCAATCGGAGTGGCCTTCATGTCTCAGAGTAGCAGGAAGCCGTTGGGCGAGTTGGTTGCCGAGGACGACCGGCAAATGCTGGATCAGGCGTTCTACGAGAGCGAGGATTACAAGAACATCTTGCGTGTTACCGATTCTCCGATCATAGTTGGGCGGAGAGGCACCGGGAAGAGCGCGATTGCCTATCGCCTTGGCCAGCGATGGGATGACGAGAAAAGGGCACACGTTATCAGAGTGGTTCCTACTGAGACAGACATGTACGGTTTCCGATCCGCCCTTAAGCCATTCTCCCCCACCTACACACGACTCCGCACAGCCGTGGGGATTGCGATGCGATACGCGCTACTCGCTGAAATTGGTGCAAGGCTTCATTCCCATTACAAGGTGAAGAAGACGGAGCATTATCCTGCCCTTACCACGCACGTCAAGTCGTGGCACACCTCATACGGGGGAGTATTCGGGAAGCTAGTTCGGCAGATCGACGGCGTGACGCGTTCTCACACTGGCTCCGACCGCTTGCTTCACGAGTTGCCGTCCGGTCTCGACGTCAACGGGCTAGAGGAAGCGGTTCGAGATGCGCTCAATGTTTCCGGATATAACTACGTCATCATATTAGACGACCTTGACAAGGGCTACGAACCAGATGAACTCCATGGGGGTATCATTGGCGGAGTAGTATCGGGGGCGCTGCACATCAATAGCTCGATTCACTCCGTTAACACGCTGGCGTTCCTCAGGGATAACATGTTCCGTGTGATATTCCGATATGACCCCGACTTCACGCGCAACATCGAAGGGAAATACTTGAGGCTCCATTGGACCGACTATGAACTCTTTAACATGGTCTGCAATAGACTTCGCGTTGCCTTTAATCTGACAAGCGAGAATAACAGACGCGTCTGGGAGCGCTGCACCGACCGTGACCTTCAAGGAAGCAACGGGTTTACTTCATGCCTGCATCACACGCTATACAGACCTCGGGATCTGATTGCGCTTCTGAATGACGCCTTTTGGAATGCCGCAAAGTCGAATCGTAGCCGGATCATTGGCGAAGATCTCGGTGTTGCTGCCAAAGACATCTCCGGGACCCGGCTAGATGACTTGGTCAAGGAATACATGGACGTATTCCCGTTCCTCAAGAGAGTGATTGAGGCGTTCCGAGACCGGCGTGCAAGGCTTTCGTATGGCGAAATCGTTCAATTCATCAAGGTCATAATGGCTGACGAAGGCCTTGATGCGCCAACGCGCAGAGAACTGAATATTATGGGCACCCCTGAAGAGGTGATCCGATCCCTCTATGGCTTGGGGTTCTTGGGAATACTTGATCGCTCAGCTAACGTCTACGATTTCTGCCACGACGGAAAACTACCAGAGCGCTCTTTGGCAGAGGACGACGAGTTGCTCGTGCATCCCTGTTATCAGATTGCCCTAAACCTCGTCGAGGCGGATCTGAGTCGCGAGCAAGCGTCCGAGATACCGCCTGACTATGACTTGCGCGTATCAGAAGAGACGACGGAACGGCGCAAACATCTCCTGGGTCAGCACCTCAGCGCTCTTGATGCGATTCCACATGGAGAGGCCGGGGCAAAAGACTTTGAAGAGTGGTGCCTGAAAAGCCTCCGGATTGCCCTTGCTGGTGTGCTGGATGCATTGCGCCTCCAGCCTGCAAGTGGATCGCGACGTCGCCGCATTATTGTCGGAAGTAAGCACCAAGGTGCTGATGTGTGGGATGAGTTGCAGGACGACGCCGAGACCGAGGGACTTGCTTTCTTCATAAAGAACCACTGCAATTTGCAGCGCGCGGAATATGAAGAGATAGCGCATGAAATGGCGACAGTGGGAACGGCACTGGGTTTCGTGGTTACGAGAGATGAAAGGTGCGAGGTGCGGGCCGGGGCGGAGCTGGATTGGATACGAGACACCCATCGTGAGTCCGGGAGGCACGTGCTCAAGATCAATGACAGGTTTCTCTGGAACATACTCTCTAAGATGCGTAATCCGGATCGGCTCGATGCGGGAAAGGAACAGCTTGGCAAGCTGTTGAAGACGTACTCGAGGCAGTACCTGGCCAGACACAATTCCTCCAAGAAGAACCGGGGAAAGAAGAGGAAGGCGCGGCATGCCCGGCGAAAGGCCCACGCCGGGAATGAGGCGCGCGTCATGCGTAAAGAACTCTCCGAGCAAGATCGGCAAGTGTGCCATGAAGCAAGAAGCCGTGTCATAAGGGCCGCGAGCGGTCCTGAGTGCCCCGCGATGCTTGGAGAAAGCGATGCTGTCTTGGACATCTGGAAGAAGATCGAGGACTCAGCGAGGACGGAGTATGCTGTTCTCATCGTTGGGGAAACCGGAACGGGAAAGGAACTGGTCGCCCGGATGATCCATCGCGCCTCCAAGAGAAGGAGTGGTGCCTTTGTGCCGATTAACTGCGCTACCCTGGGCGGAGTGTCGCTTGAGGGCGAACTCTTTGGTCACAAGAAGGGAGCCTTTACTGGAGCAATAGACGACCGACAGGGAGCATTTCGGTCAGCCGATGGTGGAGTCCTCTTTCTCGACGAAGTCAGCGAAATGACAGTGGAACTCCAGGCGAAGCTGTTGCGGGTCTTGCAGGAAGGCAAGGTAAAACCGCTTGGACACGACCGTGAAGAGGTCGTTGACGTGAGAGTGGTCGCCGCAACGAACGCAGACATCGACGCACGCGTGGAGTCCAAGGAGTTTCGTCGAGACCTTCTGCATCGTATAGATGTACACCGGTTTGTGATGCCGCCACTCCGGAGTCGAGCTGAAGATATTCCTCTGCTCGTCGAGCATATTATGCTTTGTGAACGTGGTCGCCTTACGTCTTCTGACTCAATCCCGATCCACGCTAGACCGGAGTGGCTTTCGGCGCTCCAGAGAGAAGAGTGGAAGGGCAATGTACGCGAGCTGGAGAATCGGATCAAACAGGCAATCGCCAATAAGGACGAGGCCGCATTCGAATGGGGTGCGGCAGATGATGTTGTCTCGGTCGACAGAATCCGAGATGCGCTGCAGAAAACAGATGGAAACAAGAAGCGCGCGGCCGAAATACTGGGGATTGCCCGGCCCACGCTTTACGATAAGATGAAGCAGCTTGGCATGGACGCATAGCTGCCTCCCGACACCTTCGCGCTTGTCCGACACCCTCTCCTGGGATTCCGACACTACCTCCCGACACTCGCCTTGTCGTCTCCAACGTCTTTCCTCATCACTAGTTAGCGCCTTCCTGCCTTTCAGCCGAAGCAGCGGCACACCCCTTGCGAAATAGCCTCCCGATGCCTGGATGATCGACACGGCGTGTGTCGGCTGGGCATTGCATTCCCTTATGGAGGGAGGTCTATGATTGCAGTCGCAAATGCCGCGTCTCTGCCGCCTGCTCGGAGACGACTTGTTACCCTCATGCAGGACGTGAATTTCGGCCGAGTCGAGGGGCTACTGGTTCACGGGGGCGAACCGGTTTTCAACCCGCCGCCGAGGGTGCTACGGGAGTTCAAGCCTGGCGGTGAGAACGGCTGCCGTCCAGAAGCACAACTCCGGGACTTTGAACTCAAGAAAGAAGTGGTGGCGTTGTTGCAGTACTTCTCGCAGGTCCAGAACGCCACGGTCCATTCCATTGAGATAAGGCACGGTCTGCCCCTCAAGGCGACGGTCGAGGAGGATGCTGCCTGAAGCGGGGGGTCGGCTCCCCACATGAATGTGACCTAGACGATTCAAGTACCTGACAACTAACCGGCCACGAAGTGGAGGCGTTGTGGGTGCCGCTGATGCGGCAAGCCTGCAACGCCTTCACTTGTTTCGGCCGCTGCCGCCACGGTTGGCATCCACGCGCACCTCCTCGGCCAAAGGAGGTTCTGATGAACGCCAACCCTATTGACGATTACACGGAGAGAATCATTTGCAGTAAGGCCAAGCAACTTGTCGGGGTCGCAGGTTTCACTGATTCAGACCGAGCAGACATCGAACAAGAACTCACGATCGTTCTCCTCAAGCGCTTACCGAAGTTCGACGCGAAGAAGGCGCAGCGCCGTACTTTCATCGTCCGCCTCATAGATCGAAAGGTGGTTGATCTGATTCGCCATCGCAAGGCGGAGAAACGCGATCCGATGCGAGAGGAATGTTCGCTCAATGAGCGTCTCAGTAACGGCATGGGCGGCACCGTGGCCGTTGTTGACACGCTTTCCAAAACGGATCTTCTGCGCCGTTCTCAGAAAGAGGTGGTGTCCGAAAACGATCTCACCTGTATGAAGCTCGATCTGGCCACTGTTATCGCGTCATTGCCGCCAGAGCTCCGCGATCTCTGCGAACGACTGAAAACCTGTACTGTCGCGGAGATATCTCGTCAGACCGGTGTTCCGCCGTCCACGCTTCGCAGCCGTATCAAGCGTATCCGACAACGCTTTCAGAATGCGGGGCTGGAAGACTACCTCGACACGAGTGTCGTCGTTTTGTGAACGCGCTGCGTATGTAACCAGTGGGCGCGCTCGCTCAGATTTCGTTTTCCTCTAACTGAAGGAGGTGGTCGCATTGAAATTGTTGACACGAATCCACAGCGGTAAGGAGTCCGCGCCGCGCCGGGTGATGCTCTACGGCACGCACGGCATCGGCAAATCCACGTGGGGATCGATGGCCCCAAGCCCGATCTTCATCCAGACCGAGGACGGCCTGGGCGAGATTTCCTGTGACAGGTTTCCACTGGCAGGATCGTTCGACGACGTCATGCAGGCGCTCTCGGAACTCTACACCGAGGAACACCCATATCGAACGGTCGTGGTTGATTCCCTCGACTGGCTCGAACGCCTGATCTGGGAGGAGGTATGCCGCCAGAAGACGGTCGAGAGCATCGAGGACATCGGCTACGCCAAGGGCTACGTCTTCGCGTTGACGCAGTGGCGAGAATTTCTGACCGGGCTCGATGCCCTTCGCAGGGAGCGCGGGATGATGATTGTCCTCATCGCGCACTGCAGGATCGAGACTTTCCACAACCCGGAGACGGAGAACTACGACCGCTATGCCCCGCGCCTGCACAAGCACGCTTCGGCGGTCATGCAGGAATGGTGCGACGAGGTCCTCTTCGCCACCTACCGCGTCCACGTGAAGCAGACGACCGAGGGGTTCGACAAGAAGGTCACCAAGGGCATCGGCACGGGCGAGCGCATCGTCCGCACGACCGAGCGCCCGGCGCACGTAGCCAAGAACCGTCTCAACCTGCCCGACGAGCTCCCGCTCGACTGGAACGCATACGCCCAATACCTCAACGGAAAGGAAGATGAGTGACATGGCGAACCTGAACGGATTCAACGCGAACGAAGTGGACCCGGCGCTCGATTTCGAGCCTATTCCCGCAGGCAAGTACCTGGCGATCATCGCCGCGTCGGAGATGAAGCCCACAAAGTCGGGCAACGGCAGCTACCTGGAGCTTCAGTTCCAGGTTATCGAGGGCGAGTACAAGGGGCGACTGCTCTGGTCACGCCTTAATCTCGACAACCCGAACCAGCAGGCGGTCCAGATCGCCCGCGCCGAACTGTCCGCCGTCTGCCGCGCGGTCGGCGTGATGCAGCCCAATGACTCGGTCGAGCTGCACAACCTGCCGCTCCTCGTCACCGTCAAGTGCAAGAAGCGCGAGGACACTGGCGAGATGACCAACGAGATCAAGGGCTACGCCAAGAAGGACGCCGCCACAGGGCAGCCGCAGCAAGCAACGAGCAGCACGCCTCCTTGGGCGCGCCGATGACGCAGCAGGAACGCTGGGTGGAGTGGGGTGACGGCGTCGAGGTGCTGTCGCGCAAGCTGTGCGGTGCCTGCCAGGAACTGAAACGCCGGCTTACCGAGACCGGGACCGAGTTCCGCGACCTGGACGTCGACACAGTGGACGGTCGCGCGGCGGCAGCCTGGTACGGCGATCCCCCGCTCCTCCCTGCTGTGACCCTCAACGGTCGATTGCTCGAAGGCGCGGGCGACGTGGACTCGCTCCTTGATGCCATCCTGAAGGCTGCGGACGAGAGGGGTTCGTGATCGAAATCGAACTCCCGTTCCCGCCTTCGGTGAACCACTACTACCGCCGCGTCGGGCCGCGCACGCTGATCAGCCGCGAGGGTCGTGCATTCCGAAAACGGGTCTGCGCGATCCTCGCCCGGCTGGGTGTGAAGCCGCTGGACGGGCCGCTGGCCATCACCATCGACGTGCATCCGCCCGACCGGCGACGCAGGGATATCGACAACGTACAGAAGAGCCTGCTCGACGCGCTTGAGCATGGCGGCGCGTACCGCGACGACAGCCAGATCGTGCGTCTCGCGGCTGAGAAGCGCGAGATCGTTCCCAATGGAAAAGTCAAAGTAAGGATTGAACCCATACAGTCATGCAACTTCGCCCCTATCAGAAGGAATCCATAGACGCCGTCTATGCGCATCTCCGCGACCATAACGACAACCCGTGCATTGTGATCCCCACGGCGGGCGGCAAGACGCCCGTCATGGCGACCATCTGCAAGGAGGCTGTCGGACGATGGAACGGGCGCGTCTTGATCCTGGCGCACGTGAAGGAACTGCTCGAGCAGACCGTCGCCCGCCTCCATGACGTCGCCCCGGATATGTGGATGAAGATCGGGGTGTACTCGGCGGGCCTCAAGAGCCGGGACACCGAGCATCCCATCATCGTCGCGGGCATCCAGAGCGTCTACAAGCGCGCGTGCGACCTGGGATCGTTCGATCTCGTCATGGTGGACGAGGCCCACATGATCCCCCCGGACGGCGATGGCATGTACCGCAGCCTGCTGGCGGACATGCAGGTCATCAACCCGCCCGTGCGCGTCATCGGACTGACCGCCACACCGTTCCGCATGAAGTCCGGCATGATCTGCGCGCCGGAGAACTTCCTGAACTCGATCTGCTACGAGGTCGGTGTCAAGGAACTCATCCGCGACGGCTACCTCTGCAAGCTCGTCACGAAATCGGGCCGACAGAAAGCCGATACGTCAGGGCTCCACGTGCGTGCGGGGGAATTCATCGCCAGCGAGACCGAGGCGCTCATGGACCAGGACGAGCTGGTCGCGGCCGCGTGCTCCGAGATCGTCGAGTACACGAAGGATCGTCGGTCGTGCCTGGTCTTCGCCAGCGGCGTGAAGCATGGCCATCACCTGGCCGAATCCCTGCGTGCCAGAACGCGTGGGGACGTGGGCGAGGTGTACGGCAACACGCTCTCGTTCGAGCGCGACCGCACCTTGGCGGATTTCCGCGCGGGCAAATTGAAGTACCTCGTCAATGTCAACGTACTGACGACGGGATTCGACGCCCCGAACATCGACTGCGTAGCGCTCGTGCGACCGACGATGTCGCCGGGCCTCTACTACCAGATGGTCGGTCGCGGGTTCCGCCTGCACCCGGACAAGGATGACTGCCTCGTGCTCGACTTCGGCGGTAACGTCCTTCGCCACGGGCCCGTGGACCAGATCAAGGTGCAGCCGGTTCAGGAGGGAAACGGCGAGGCCCCGGCCAAGGAATGTCCGCAGTGCCATTCCGTGATCGCGGCGGGCTACGCCACGTGCCCGGATTGTGGATACGAGTTCCCGCCGCCGGAGCGACAGAAGCACGACGCCAAGGCGACGACGGCGGGGATTCTGTCCGGCCAGGAAACGATCACTGAGTATCCCGTCCAGGACGTCTTCTACAGCGTCCACACGAAACGCGGCGCTCCGTCCGAGCACCCCAAGACCATGCGTGTCGAGTATCAGATCAACTTGCGCCATTACGTTTCCGAGTGGGTCTGCCCTGAGCACACCGGCTACGCGCGGGCGAAGTTCGAGTCGTGGTGGAGGCACCGGTGCGATGCACAGCCGCCGAACACAGCCGAAGAGGCTGTCGCTCTGGCCGAGGAAGGCGCGCTCGCCCCGACCATCGAGATCAAGGTGCGCAGCGTCGTCGGGGAGAAATTCGACCAGGTCGTCGGGCACGTGCTGGGCGAGAAGCCCCGGCTGCCCGGCTGGGACGAGGAACTGGTGAACAACGAGCCGGTCGGTGCGTTCGCCAATCTGAGCGATGACGATATCCCATTCTGAGGAGGCATCGATGACGAACAAGATCAAGATCATGGAACAGGCGGTCTCGCATCACCGGCGCTTCTGCATGTCGTGCGGGACGCATCTGGTCCAGGAGAGTTCCAGACGGGTTGGTCTCTGCCAAGCCTGCCGACGCCACTGCGTCTGCTGCGGAAAGCAGACCGGCACGTATGGCTACTACGACGTCTGCCTCACGTGCAGGAACGTCGTGGACAAGACCATCGACTACATGAAGCGGCACAAGGGGCAGCTTCCTTCCGAACGCGGGAATAGTCGCGCCACGCCCCGGCGAGCCGACTGCGTCTCGTGTGGCGATCCCGCCGAGGCCGTGCTCGACGGCAAGCCATACTGTGCGGAATGCCATGCGGAACTGGAAGGCGGGTCCGGCAATGAGTGACCGCGTCAATCATCCCGTTCACTACACGTCCCACCCGTCCGGCGTGGAATGTATTCAGATCACCGAGCACATGAACTTTTGCATCGGGAACACCGTGAAATACCTCTGGCGTGCGGGGCTGAAGCCTGCCTGCCGCGCCCGCGGCGCAGGCAGGGGCAACGCAATCGAGGACCTGAAGAAGGCCCGTTGGTACATCGACCGGGAGATAGAGCGTCTTGGGAAACAACTTCAACAGCCTGCTTGAGGCCGCGCTCCACTACGCGGAGCTCGGCTACCCGGTCTTTCCCTGCGAGCCGGGCGGCAAACATCCGCTGACCGAACACGGCTTCAAGGACTCGACGACCGACGCCGAGCAGATCGCGGCGTGGTGGAAGGATCGGCCCAACGCGAATATCGGCCTGGCGACCGCCGGGTTGCTCGTGGTGGACGAGGAGGCCGAATCCAACTGGCTCGCGGATGAACCGGACAAGCAACTCGACCTTGCCGTTGCGCCGATGGTCAATTCCGCGCGTGGCGGCCGCCATCGCTATTTCCGTCAGCCCGAAGGCAAGTCTTGGCCGAGCACGGTCCAGAAGATCGCGCCGCATGTGGATACGCGCGCCGAGGGCGGATATGCCGTCCTGCCGCCGTCCGTGGTCGAGGGCAATCGCGCCTATACGTGGCAGGAGACGATGGAACTCGACGTCCCGCCAGAGGAACTGCCCGAACCGCCCGCCTGGCTGGTCGATCTACTCGACGGTTTGGCCACAGGAACGCCACAGGGCGCGTGTGTGGCGTCCGGAACGCCCGATGGCAACGTTATACCAGACGGCCAGAGGAACGCGACACTGGCGCGACTGGGCGGCAACATGCGCCGCGTCGGGATGACCGAGGCCGAAATCCTGACGGCTTTGCTCCAGGTGAACGCGGACCGCTGCAATCCGCCACTGGGTGAGCGCGAGGTTCAGCGTATCGCCGCGAGCGTGGCGCGGTACGACCCCGACCAGATCTCCGTGGCCGTAGTCGAGGACCACTTCGCCCAGGACTTCGGCAAGGCCAAACCTGGCGAAGCGAATGACGCTGTCGAGGCGCTTCCCGACCCGGGGCCGATGCCGGACGAGCTACTGCGCGTGCCGGGATTCGTCTCCGAGGTCATGGACTACTGCCTCGATACCGCGCCGTATCCGAATCTGGTGATGGCATTCTCCGGCGCGCTGGCGCTACAGGCGTTCCTGGCCGGGCGCAAGGTGCGTGATCCCGGCGACAACCGAACGAACATCTACCTGCTCGGCCTGGGACACTCCGCAGCCGGAAAGGACTGGCCGCGCAAGGTCAACACGCGGATCGTCCACGAGGTCGGCTTGTCCGGCAGCCTTGGGGATCGGTTCGCTTCCGGCGAGGGCATCCAAGACGCACTCTTCACCAAGCCCTGTATGCTCTTCCAGACCGACGAGATCGACGGGATGCTCAAGCAGATCAACAAGGCGCAGGACGCCCGGCACGAGAACATCATGAGCACGCTGCTCACTCTGTACTCGGCGTCCAATAGCGTATTCCCCATGCGGCGCAAGGCCAGCAAGGAATCGCCGGGTGCCATCGACCAGCCGTGTCTCGTCGTCTTCGGAACGGCCATCCCGAACCACTACTACGAGGCGCTCTCTGAGCGGATGCTCACAAACGGCTTCTTCGCCCGCATGATCATCCTGGAGAGCGGCAAACGGTCTAAGGGCCAGGAGCCGACGATCCGCGATCTGCCGACGCGCGTCATAGAAGCGGCCAAGTGGTGGAACGACTTCCACCCCGGCACGGGCAACCTTGAGAAATGGCATCCCGTTCCGGACGTGGTCGAGCATGACGACGAGGCCAAGCGCATCCTCGTCGAAACGCGCGTGGAAGCCGATGCGGAGTACGCCAAGGCCGAAGCGAAAGGAGATCCGGTCGGTACGACGGTCTGGGGCCGCGTTAGCGAGCAGACCCGCAAGCTCGCGCTTCTCCATGCCGTGAGCGAATGTCACGACTCGCCGCTCATCGGCAAGGCGGCCGCCGCGTGGGCCTCGCGGTTCGTGATGCACCAGACCCGCCGCATGCTCTTCATGGCGCAATGTCACGTCGCGGAGAACCCGTTCCACGCCGAGTGCCTGAAGCTGCTGCGCAAGCTCCAAGAAGCCCCGGGCCGGGAACTTCCGCACAGCGTCCTGCTGAAACGCATGAAGACCGATGCGAAGACATTTCTTGTCCTCGTGAACACGCTCGAACAGCGAGGCGACATCACGATCCGAACTCAGTCGAGTTCAGGCAGGCCGGGTCGCTACTACCGGTTCGCCGAGAACGCCGAGGACGGCGGTGAAAGATGAGCGGGAAAGATGCGGTGAAGGGTGAAAGAAGTCCGGCGGTGAAACCGGCCCAGGGGGTGAAGGAAGGGGAAAGAAGGGTGAAAGAAGAATCGTGCGTAAGTATATATAAAACAACTCTCTCTCTACTTCTTTCCCTTCTTTCACCTATACCCCTTCGCACCTCTATTTCTATCCTTTTCCGCGTGTATATGAGAGGCGGGGGTGAAAGAGGGAAAGAAGTCTCGTCAGCGGCTAGGTACTTCGTAGCAAAATGCAACGCTGACCGCGCGGGAACCAGCCGCCAAGATAGACAGAGTTTGTTTCCGATGTCCGGTTTCCGAAATGAAGGCTTGGTGAACGAGGGTCGTATGGTGGACCCGCGAAAGAGAAAGCAACGCTCACGGAAAACGGGCGTCTGCTCCCATGAGACGGGATACCTCCGGGATCATGGAGACCGATTTGGTCAACTGGCGATGCAGAGCCAAGCGCTCCAGTCCTGGCATGTCGAATCCCACGCGCACACGTGCACGCGGCGGGGACGTCTCGAAGCTGAAGTCCACCAAAACATGCCGTTGCGGCGCGCCGGTCTCCATTTCCACAAGTCGTATCGTGCAAGTCGGGAAGCACTCAAAGTCGGCATTCTCGTGGTCCATGTAGTGCTTGACGAGGCCGAAGAATTTACGCAAGTCCTGTGCCCCCTTGTGGCCTTGGGTGCCATCTTGCCTACGGCGATATCGCAACATGCCGTCAACCTCCATGCGGCAGCCTTTGGCCGCCATGTCAAAAGTCGCTGCCCACTGGTCGGGGTGGAGCTTGTCTACTTGGAAGAACGATGGAAGCTCGGCCTTAGCACTTCGGCGTGCCTCTCTTTGGGTGATATAACGCCAAGCTGCTGCAATCACGATGATAGCCGGCCCGAGTGTGAAAAGGACAGCGCCTGCAGTGAAGAGCCCACCAGAGCGCTTTTCGGGCGCGAAGAGAAGATTGACGAGGAGCAGGCCCACTCCCGCCAGCATGGTCGCCTTGGCAACCACCTGCCCTTCAAGTACCGATAGCAGGTTGTCGACATAGGCCGTCAGCAGATGCTTTTCGTCTGTTGCCATAGCACTTCCCGCAATGCATTCGCTTACACCATGCGGGAGCATTATGAGAGCAAAGCGTGGAATGTGTCAACCAGTCGGACTGGGAATGTCTCATATGGAGGTGGAAATCATGCAGATCGAGATGCGTAAACTGGCAGAGGTCAAGCCGTATGAGCGCAACCCGCGCTTGAACGACAACGCCGTGGACGCCGTCGCGCGGAGCATTCAGGAATTCGGGTTCAGGCAGCCCATCGTGGTGGATGTCGAGGGCGTCATCATCTGCGGCCACACGCGATGGAAGGCCGCGCAGAAACTGGGGCTGGAGACAGTGCCGGTCCATGTGGCCAAGGACATGACGCCGGAGCAGGTCCGCGCCTACCGTATTGCTGACAATAAGCTCGCGGAAATGGCGACGTGGGACATTGAACTCCTGCCCATCGAGCTTTCCGAATTGCAGGCGATGGACGTTGACCTGGCAATGATCGGCTTCGACGCGGAGTCCCTGGCGCGGATCATGGAGCCGGAGGTCACACAGGGCCAGACCGACCCCGACGCCGTCCCGGAGCCGCCGGACGAGGCGATCTCGGCCAAAGGCGAGGTCTACCAGCTCGGCAAGCATCGGCTCATGTGCGGCGATTCAGGTTCCGTGGCCGACCTCGACCTGCTGCTCGGGGGACAGGCGATTCACCTGGTGAATACGGACCCGCCGTACAACGTGAAAGTGGAACCCCGCAGCAACAACGCTATCGCCGCCGGGCTTTCCTCCTTCGGCGAGCCGGGCCTGACCCACCACCAGGGGTTTGACCTGGCGCGCGGCAAGAGTCACGCGCACGCGACGACGAGGAAGCTGCGTCCGAAGGACCGCCCCCTCGAGAACGATTTCGTCTCGGACGAGGAGTTCGACCGGCTGCTCTTGGCTTGGTTCGGCAACATCGCCCGCGTGCTGCTGCCGGGTCGGGGTTTCTATATCTGGGGCGGGTATGCCAATGTCGGCAACTACCCGCCGGTACTCAAGGCGTGCGAGCTGTACTTCTCGCAGGCGATCATCTGGGTCAAGGAGCACCCGGTCCTGACGCGCAAGGATTTCATGGGCAACCACGAGTGGTGCTTTTACGGCTGGCGCGAGGGGGCGGCGCACAAGTTCTACGGGCCGAACAACGCCGTGGACGTCTGGCCGATCAAGAAGGTCAACCCGCAGAGCATGATCCATCTGACCGAGAAGCCGGTCGAGTTGGCCGTGCGCCCCATGCAATACTCCAGCTTGAAGGGCGAGAACGTCCTCGATCTCTTCGGCGGGTCAGGCAGCACATTGATTGCCTGCGAGCAGACGGGCCGCCACGGGTTTCTGATGGAACTGGACACGCTCTACTGCGACGTGATCCGCAAGCGGTGGGCGGAATTCGTTCACGGAGAGGGGTGCGAGTGGCAGGCGTTGACACCAGCAACGGAGGCAGAATGACTCTACGATTCTTGAATCGACCGCAAGAAATCGGCGGCTTCTCTCTTCCCGGCTTCGCCCGACGCAATGTTGAGTGTAATGGCGACGAGTCCTTCTTCTTCGGCCTTCACGCTGACGCCGTTCATAGCCAGGAAGACGACGGCTGCGGCGGCCCCGGTTCTCTTGTTGCCGTCGAGAAAGGGATGGTTCTGAACGATGTGGCAGAGGTAGGCGGCGGCCATCTCAAAGAGGTCGGCATGGAGATACTGGCCTCCGTAAGACGCCTGCGGCATAGCCACCGCAGAATGCAAGAGGCCCGCATCCCGAATGCCTTCTTCGCCGCCGTAGCGCTCGATCATGCTGCGGTGAATCTGGAGGACGCGTTCCAGGTCGAGAAACAAGGGGGCCACGGCCTACTCCGCCAGCTTTTTCATGGCGCGGCCGAAGCGCTTGTGGACCATCTCCAGCGCGTCCCTGAACTTCTTCTCCTCTTTCGGGTCGCGCACCGGGCTGAGCAGCAGCGACTGCCCGTCGGTGACCACCTCGAACGG